TTAATTGCGTAGTAAGTGTAATTAGCTGGATTACCTACTTCACCTACTTTAAAGTGTCCCTTAATAGTTGACGTAGAGTCATCAATAGTTTCTAGGTAGGCAGAAGCATTTGCACCGTTTAAGTCAATAAAGTCAATGTAAAGCTTTGTAGCCGTAGTAAGCGAGTTGTTGAACTTAAGATTCCCAGGAGTTGGGTCACTGTTAGTTGTATTAGTCAGGTAATTGTAAGTAAATACTGCACCACCAAAAGCTCCTGGCTCACCTTGTGGACCAGTGGGTCCCTGAATACCAGTAGCTCCAGTTGGACCAGTCGGTCCCGTATCCCCCGTTGCACCCGTTGGTCCTGTTGGACCAGTCGCTCCTGTGGGGCCAGTTACAGTAGACGCAGCGCCAGTAGGTCCTGTTGGACCAGTGTCACCTTGAGGACCAGTTGGACCAACTTCACCTTGAGTGCCTTGAATACCCTGTACACCTTGAGGGCCAGTAGCTCCCGTTGGACCCGTTGCTCCAGTAGGTCCAGTGGCTCCCGTTGGACCCTGAACGTTGCCTACGTTTAGCCACTCGTCTCCATCCCAAACGTAAAGGTCTGGTCCAACGATGTATCCATCGCCCAGATTTCCTGTTGGGTGAGCTGCAATCAAAGCAGCGTAAGTTGGGTAAGAGCCCAGAATGTTTAGACCCTGACCAATTGGACCAGTGGCTCCAGTTGGGCCAGTTACGCCCTGTGCACCCGTAGGGCCAGTGGCTCCTGTTGGGCCAATTGCACCTGTAGGACCAATTGCACCTGTAGGGCCTGTTGGGCCAATGTCGCCTTGAACACCTTGAGCACCCTGTGGTCCAGTGTCACCTTGAATTCCTTGAGGACCCGTAGCTCCTGTAGGCCCCGTTGCTCCCGTAGGTCCAGTAACACCTTGAATACCTTGTGGACCCGTCGGACCTGTTGGGCCAGTCGGACCCGCAGGCCCAGTGTCTCCTTCGACACCCTGAGCACCCTGAGGACCCACTTGTCCCTGAGGACCAGTAGCACCAGTAGGGCCCGTGGGTCCAGTGGCTCCTATTGGACCAGTCGGACCAGTTACAGTTGAAGCAGCACCCGTTGGACCAGTTGGACCAGTTGCTCCTACAACACCCTGCAAACCTTGAGCACCAGTAGGACCGACCTGTCCTTGAGCACCAGTTGGTCCAGTTGCTCCAGTCGGGCCTGTTGCCCCAGTTGGACCAGTTGGACCTGGAACACCAGTGGGTCCTGTTACACCTTGAACACCTTGAATACCCTGAGGACCCTGAGGACCGACAACACCTTGAATACCCTGAGGACCAGTTGGACCTGTTGGTCCTACAGAACCAGTTGGTCCTGTGACCGTGGAGGCCGCTCCAGTTGGACCTGTTGCACCCGTTGGTCCAGAAGGACCTACAATCTTTCCAGCGTTATTCCAAGTAGCCCCGTTCCACACATAGAGATTTCCATTGGACTCTACAATCCAAGCATCGCCAGTGACGTTGCCAGTAGTTGGCAAGGCATTTACAGTAGCCTTTGTTCCCTTAAAGTTAAGGCTTGAACCTTGGGCGCCAGTTGGTCCAGTTGGTCCTGTAGCACCACGCTGTCCAGGTACGCCTGGAAGCAGCGATACGTCAATCGCAGGATATAGTGGGGAATCTGGGTCAATTGGCATTAGAGCACAACCTCACTTATTCGGTCCGTCAAGAAGTTTCCGCCCTTGATTTCAATGATTTCGTCAGTCACATCATCGACGCTGGCTACTTGCCAGTAAGTGCGACGAGCGATACGTCTGGTCTGGTCTGCAGTCAAGCTAATAGCGGCCTCATAATTATCGTTGCCATCGTCAGTAACTGTAAGTGTAAACTCTTGGACAACTACGACGCTGCCTCTCTGGTTTAGCAAGCGAGCAATAAATGACTTGCCAGTAAAGTCTCCGCTGAATGTAACGGTGCCTTCGTAAGCAATTCCTTGGTAAGCAGTCAAGTCTCCACCATCTGTAGGCCATGGAGTAGGAACGCTTCCATAAGTTGGGATTGGAAGGTCCACACGCTGTGGGTGTGACCTGTCGTCCACTTCCTGTGGAACGTATACAGGAACGTAGCGGTTGGTGCGCTTAGAGATGCGGCGAAGGTTGAATACCTCAATCTGGTACATACCAATGCCTAGCTGTACGCAAAGGTCACGGTACTGCTCCCTACGAGAGTCAATCATCTCCATGAGCTGGCGGTAACGCTCAGAACGAGGGATTGTCACACCATCTGGTGCGAATACGTTAATGTCAAACGAAGCATCCGTAGCCAAAGTGTAGAGGGCCAAAGTAGAGGCGTATAGAGCTACTGGATATTCCTCAATAGAGGGAAGGGTCTCTGCGATTATCTTGCGGCCCAAAGAGTCTGTCTTACGGGCACTGTGCTGCTCTAGGGCTGCTGTAACAAAATACTCAAGCTCTGCGGTAGTAAAATACCTGTAATAGGTTCCGCTTACTAGTAGAACAACCCCATCGGCTGGCACGGTGTCGGTGACCAAAACACCAGTGCTTTCTTCAATAGAACAGTTGTTCGATATGTCTACGTTATTTGCCAGCACCTGTAGGGAGGGAGCCTCAATAGGGGCGTAGTGGAGCTGGAAACGGTTTGTGGTACCGTCAGCCATAAATTGGGTAACAAAGGATTTGCCAAGGTCTCCAAGTTCTAGTCGAACCCTATCAACCAAGCTAGACAGTGTGGCCACATATCCTCCGAAAATAAGTCATCTCTATGTTCTCGCATTACGTCCATTTATACAGCGCAAACGAGAAAGCCCGCCCTGCTGGGAGGAGGGCGGGAACCAGCAGGACGGGCAGCTAATTAAGCGACTATTAGTTTGGTCGCCAAATGTAACCAAGACCTTCTAGATAATCTGCAAGGTCTCTCGGCACCGAATACTTAACTCCAGCTTTGAATGTGTAGCTCTGTGGAGTGCCGTTTACGACGCCGTAAGTCATGTCTTCAATGTCAGTGATGGTGCGTACAATCACTTTGTCATTGTTTAGTGCGACCCCAACTTCTTCAATCTCATCGATAAGAATTGGCTGGTCTGGTTTCTTAGGGTCGAATACTGCCGTCTCTAGCAGTTCCTGTTCTGCCTGACGAGAAAGAGAAATCTCGTTCTCACGCTTCTTAAGTTCCTCAGCGTTGCGCTTGGCAGCATCTTCTGCTGCCTTGCCAGTTGCGTCCAATGGACTTGTCTTTTGTGTTGCCACGTTGTTTTTCTCCTAATGTTGAATGTTTGTGTTGGGGCAGGGAGTTTCGAGGCTCCCCGCCCCTTCACTAAAGGTTGGCTATTAGTTGGTGTAAACCTTGACGATAGCCTGGTCGGTGATAACACCGAGACCCCAGATTGCGTACCATGCAAGTGCGTGCTCACGACCGAAGTCAAGAACACCACCGTCACGGAGCTCAACTGGGAGGGAGATTGCGTGACCAAATGCGTTGTCACCAATCATGATGGACTCGTATACCTCAGCAGCGTTTCCAGTTGCAGAAGTAAAGTAACCAGTTGCCTCAGTTGGGTTCTCTGGGTTTCCACCAGTACCACGGCCAGTGTTAGGAAGAACTGGAACGCTTCCTGCGTTAGCAGGTGCACCTACCAATGAAGAGGTGGTGTATCCAGCGTTAACAGCCAGCTTCTTAACCTGAGTGGTCTCGATGAAGACTACGTCGTATAGACGACCAATCTCACCGAGCATGAAGTTACCTGGGGCAGCGTACTTGGTGACTTCAATGAACTCTGGGTTCGAGCGAAGGTCACGGCTCTGCTTAGGGTGAATGAACTGTACGTAGGTCTCACCTAGTCTTGGGATGTTCTTGGAAGCAAGCGTTAGAGCAGCGTCCTTGATTGCAGCTGTGGTGAGCTTGTAGTTACCGTCGAGGGCAGCGAAGTTAGCTGCGACTGTTCCCTCATCGTAGTTGGTGAATGCGCCACCAGAGATACCTGAACGGTCGTAACCGAATACAGCCGAAGTAGCTGCAGACAGGGTGTTACGAGCCTGTAGGTCTAGGTACTGTGCCATGTGGCGTCCTAGAAGACGTGAAGCCGAAGCCATTACGTCGTCGAAGGAAGCGTTTAGCAGCAGCTCTGATACGGCAGTTGCGTAACCGTGCTCAGCAACGGTAATAGCAATCTGCTCTGCAGTCAGAGAGTTGGTGGTCATACGGACACCTTCGGTTAGTGGAGTTGGGTCCACTGCGAAGTTCTTGTAGCGAAGGAAGTTGACACGAAGACCTGGAGCTACACCGAGCTCAGTCTTCTTGACAGCAAACTGCTCGAAGCGAAGAATAGGCATCGCCTGGAACAGAATCTCCTTCGACCAGATTGTTTGGATTGCCTGCGATAGCTGTGAGTTGGAACCCGAGTACGCTGTTGGCGCACTAGCTAGCTGGCTAGTTCCTGTAATACCTGAAGCCATTTGGTTTCAGTCCTTTCGGTCGTTAGATAATTGGTTAATTGTTTTTTGGTAGTTTCTCTCTACCCGAACAAACCCTGTCCACTGTTGTTGCCTGCGCCAAGTAGCTTGGCTCTGTTCTTCGCATAGTCAGCCATTGACATACTAGAGATGTCATCAGGAGAGTACGAACGTTGCTCCGAGTCGTTGTCGAGGGGTCCAGAGGCTGGTACGGTAACCCGTGTTCCAACCATCTCCTTGCGGTTCTGTACTCCAGCTTGGGATACAGCCTCAAGAATCTTTGCAGATTTTGCTTTCAATCCTGAGATGCTCTGCTCAATCTCTTCCTCAGAATTGCCTGAAATCATGTCGATGAGTTCAGGAATAATGTTTTCACGCTCTTGCTCCAGTCTCATTGAACGGTAGTTCATGAGCTGCTGGAAACGGCGTTCCTGCTCTAGAAGGGCGAATGCCTTCTCACGCTCTAGTCTTTCGGACTCAAGCTGAGCCTGCCATTCCTCTTCCTTCTTCTTTAGAAGTTCACGAACCTCTAGGGCCGCCTCTTCTTCTTCTTTCTTCTTCTTAGCAGCCTCGGCCTCACGCTTCTTGCGTTCTTCCTTGCGCTTAGCCTCTTCGGCATCCCGCTCTGCTTGCTGCTGCTTGAGAAGTGCTAGCTCTTCTTTTAGCTTCTCTACCTGAGGGTATAGCTTTTCTTTTTCCTGCGCACGAGCCTTTGCTAGGTCGTCTGCAGTAAATACGGGGCTTGCCACCTCGGGAGTCTCCGCCTCTATAGAGCTGTCTGTTGCTGTTTCAGTTGCGTCTGCAACCTTTGTAGTTTCGTCCATTATGATTCTCTTTCAGTTCACTTGGTCGTTGTCCGTATAAGTAGCTCGATGACCGTTCCTATTTCACTAATAGTTCACCACCATTAGTGGGTTTTTGTCAGGCTAAATCCATAAAACTTATGGGCTCTAGACCTATTCTCTGTCAATCGTTAATCGTGGTGGAACGTTGGTTCCATACGCTTGATTTAACAAAGTCTGTCTAATCTGGTTCTCAGCCTCAAAGGTCTCTACTTGAGAGGCCGTTTGTTCTTCTGCAGAGGCGGTACCAGTTGGGATAGCATCTCCTAGAACCTCACCAGAGCCAGTTGCCATGGGGTCGATTGGCGTAGCAGTGCCGTCTGGAGCCGCCATCATGCCAGTCATGTCCATAATCTGCTTTTGAATCTGTACCTTGACCAGGTTGATTGAGCCCTCTGACTGAGCATCAGCAATAAGCTCTGCACGGATTTCCTGAAGCTTCTCTTCTGGGAACTCCTCGCCCAGAGTGCGTAGAGCACCAACTTTGGACTCAAGACCCATAGACATCTTCTGTGCCAACTCATTGAGAAGTACCAGCTTGTCTAGTGGTAGTGGGGGAGGGAAGTGAGCATAGGTAATAAAAGTAAGTGGGTCATTCGGGTCTAGCCTGTCAAGCTGTCCTGGCTTGATATTGCCGTCTGTCTCTGGGTTGAATACCAAAGCTTCTGGTTCTTTTACAACCAAGTTAAGCATTACTAGTTCGTTGATGCGTTCTAGTCCAAACTTGTACTGGGCAACCTTGTGTGACCAACGGTTCATCAAAGGCTGGAACTGAATGGAAAGTGCAACACCCGATGTGTTAGAAATGGGCTGTACCTGACCAAGTGCGGTTTCTGGCACGTTCATAAGCTCGTGCATGGAGCGCTTTAGCATTTCTAGGTACTGAATTGCACCCTGAATGCCGCCGCCTCCGCCTTCTAGGTTGAATACCTGTGCGTCTTTAGGAAGACCTCCCCAGACTTTCTTCGCACCCTTTTCAAGGTTAGAAGCCTTAGCACCAACGATAACTGTTACAGGAGCGGCGTGGTAGTTGATGATGTCGGCAACGTCAGTTGAAATTTCGTTATAGGACCTGTTTAGGGCAATAATGTCATGAGCATCAGAAAGGCCCCAAGGAGAACCAGAGACAGGGATATTTGGTATGTGTACAACAGGGATAAGACCCAACGGATTAGGTCTCGAATCAATGAGCTCATCGTTAATGTACTCCTCAATAACATCATCGGTAAGAATCTCAGTGTAAGTAAATACCTGACGAGTACCTTCTAGTGATGTTCCCCAGAAACGATACTTTTGTTTAAATCTCAGTAGTCTTGTGCGGTCGTGTGGGTGGAACTCTGGAAAACAGAAAGCAGAGTTTAGAGGAAGAATACGAACACGACCAGGGTGAGCACGACCAATAGAGTCTTCCCACGGTTCTTCATAGGCAACCTTTACGAAGCAGTCTCCTGTAATGCCTCCAATTTGAGCCATTTCAAGAAGTACTTTTTGCTTGTCGTTGTCCACGTTCCAGACACGTTCTAGACGGTTAGGAACAATTGCCTCAGTTGCTTCAGGGCTACGGAAGTGAATTCCGTGACCGAAAGTAAATCTTGCTAGGTAGTCAATGAAAGCTCTGTAGTAATTTACAGAGATTTGCATTTCTCCTTGTTCACGGCGGTATCCCCAGTGGTGACCAAGATACATGGCCCAGTTAAGTGAGTAGCGATTTAGACGAGGACCGTGAACCTCAAACTCTTCATCGGCAAGCTCCACTAGTCCAAGTGGAGAAATTGAAATTGTTAGGTCAGAAGATGCGGCTCTATAACTTGGAGGAGAAAAGTCAAAGTAAGAACCACTCATTAGTTATCTCCGTGCTTCTTACCTTTGTGATGACGCTTGTCCATGTCCCGCTCTCCATGTTCATCGTGATGCATTTTACGCTGCTCTATAATACGTCTTATAGCTTCTTTTTTAGCAGATTCTACTGCAGTGTCTTTGAATTTGCCACCAAGTTCCAAGTATCTTTTGTGCACCCAGTGCGAAGCTCCTGGGGATGGGTAAACACGGTATTTCTGTTTGGCTTGAAATACCACCATTGCGTAAAGACGCTGATTGACTGGGACTTGAGACATGCCGACTCCTAGTACCTAATTCCTCCCCTGCTGCCGTAGCTACACAGGGGAAGGAATAGGAGATTATTAGTCGTTGACTACAGTTGGGGCCTGACGCTGAGTGCGTCCACCAGTTACTACCTTGGTCTCAATAACCTGCTCTGCGTTCTGGCTGTATGAACCGTGAGCAAACTCACCCAAGAAGGTAGGTGCTTCAATCCAAGCAGCTGAACCAACGTGTGCACGCTCTGAGAGGGTCTCAGCAGCTGGCTTCTGCCAAACTGGGGCATTGCGGTTTGGACGTCCTGGAGCAGCAGCAAATCCGCTTGCCATGCCCTTCTGGAAGTCGCTTGGTACGTCAGTGTCAGTAGCAATACCCTCTTCGAAACGAAGTGGGCCACGGCGCTCGGCGTTGCCTGCCATCTTGACTTCATAGTTCTGAGGCGAACGCTCAGGGAACTGAGGATTAGGGGCGATACCCATGAAAACTCCTTAATTAGTGGAATGTCGACTTTTTCCAATAACAAGTGTGGCTTGGAAAAGCGAATTTGTAATAGCTAACTCAAAATTCTTTAGAAGAATGGCGAGCTGGTAGCTTCTACCTCTGGCATGACCAAATCAGCCGTTAGGGAGCAAGCAATGGCCAAACTATCGACAAAGTCGTCGTGGGCGAAGTTCTCTTTAGGAGCTGCGACCGTAAAGTTTGGTCCCTTATAGTGTACCTCAGCATCCGTCATTTGCTGGTAAAACTGCTTCCAAATACGAAGCCTCTTGGTCTTGGCATGGGCAGGGAAACTTATCATCCGTCTTTGGATTAGAGCCTGAAGATGCTTAAAACGCTTGGACTGCTCGCTCTGGCTGGACGTAATGGCGATAACCTCAGAGCGTGGAAGCAGAATCTTTAAACGCTGAGCCACAGCGTCTCCTACACCATTTGAGTCCACTCCGACGGCAAGAACATCGTAGTTATTGAGGAAGTTGACTATTTGGAAATATTGCTCTTCCCAGTCATCTCCCTGTATCTCCAACCAGTTGAGTATTCGATGGTCATAATAGCCAAACTCATCTGGACGGTCCCAGTCGACCCAGACCACAGTGACAACAGTGGAGTCCATTTTTCTAGCAGGGTCGATTCCGACCACAACAGGGGTTTTATGCCAGACTTTGACGAGCTCTTGAGACTTGTCACCAAGTTCATCCAAGACGGAAGACGTGACAAACATGCCTCGCTCAAGAATCCATTTGCAGTTGTACGACATTTGGAACTCATCTGAGTCCTCTCCGATGCGCAGCATCTCTTTCTTAATGAACTTTGCGTAGTTCTCGTTTACCTTCGCAACATCTTTCCAATCCCACTGATAGTGGTTAGTGCGAGCACCCCGTGCAGTGGAGCGTCGTCTGTTTAACTGGATTGACCTATAGAAATTGTTTTTACGATTAGTTGGGGTGCCAGTCTTAATCATGGTCCCTGCGTAGTACGCCAACATAGGAGAAATCGATTTAGCAACCACGTAGTCATCGGCTTCTTGACACTCATCGATTACCACTACATGGAAAGACTTAGACTCAATCTTTGCACGTGGGTTCGCCGTCATCATTGTAAGAGTTGACCCTGACTTCTTTAGTCGAATCATGCGAGTGACGCCACCAACTTTGGCGGCAACATCATCAATCTCTGGGTCTCCCAGAACGGCCTGTGCTTGTTCAGACGTAAGGAAAGTAACTGTTCTACTAAATAGAGTTTCTGCCTGTGACTCCGTGGGAGCAAACATACCCACCCATAGGCCACCCTTAAAACGCCCCAACAGGTCTGGGTACAGACGAGCTAACAACGGGAGTAGCACCATCAGTGTCGATAACGTAGCTGAAACTGTTTCAGTCTTACCTGACTGACGAGATGCTAGTGCGGTTATTTCTTCGCCATCATTTACTAGAACAGACTCAATAATGCGTCTAGCTAGTGGCTTTTGGTAGCTGTGTAAATCATGGCCAATAAGAACAGCCATAAACTTAAAAATCTTTTCAATAAGACGTTCGACAAACTCTGACGAAAGTTCTTCGTATTCTTCCTCTTCTAAAGAGTCGACATCTTCTTCATAGTCTTCTTTGTAGAACTCTGGGCTGATTTGTTCAAATTTTTCTTCACCAAAGTAATCTTCTACGAGGTCGTCTACTT